TTATACTCATAATTACTCCTTACTAATAATTTTTTGCATAATAAAAAGCACCTTTTATAGTGCTTTCTTTAAAATTGGTTCATATGACCATTTATATCCTTTATGGGTTTTTGCTATCCCCTTGCAACATTCGGAAACATGTCGACTACTAAAACCACTTTTCCTGCATTCGTTAGCCGAATCCCATTTTTTTATTAAATTATTATTTCTATTATACTGATAAACAATCTTTGAAAGTTTCTTTTTTGTTCTTTCAATCGCGGTCCCATAATTCATGTTTTCTTTTGAGGTCATCCATTCTAAGTTATCCACACGATTATTCCATTTTTCAAATTCCTTTTTATGATTGACTTCTGGTTTATTTTCGGGATTAGGTATAAATGCTTCTGCTACTAATGTACTTTATGAGTCTTTTTTATTTTTCCATTTCTTAAATCAATCATTTTATATCCACCTTTATCAATTCTATCAGTTAGAATTTTACCTTGGATAAGTCTATAACCATGACCATTTTTTACTTTCCTTGTTATACTTCTAATTCTTCCTAAATTAGAAACTTGATATAACCCTTTATACTCTTCAATGTCTTTCCAAATTTCTTGCATAACAATAAACCCTCCCTAGGTTTTGATTTTTCCCAAATATTTAGTTGTTAAATGAGGAAAACACTTGGGAAAATGTCTTTCAATAAGGGTAATTAGTCCTTATCTATCCTCTGATTATATTATATCATAAAATTCTTTTTTATTCATTACTTGAATCTTCCCGCCATAATAGACACGTCTTGGGAATTTAATAAAATCCATATTAACTACACTACTGCTGAAACATCTACAATTAAATATTCCACCCGGCGCATATTTGCCGTATGTTCTTTTCTCGTGGTTTAATTCTTCTGGAGAAGGTAAGTCATGCCAATTAACTAAAACCCCATCCATTAATCGATGTGCAGGTCGAACCCTCGCATCCTCCGATGACTCCCATATAAACCAAAATAATCCCAAGTCTTCTGACCTTGCCTGATTTAATGCAGATACAGCTTTCCCTGTTTCTGTTCTAGCAATAGTATTAGCTCTTACTTGTGCCTTATGGCCAAACAAATCTTTTATTTCATTTGTTAAATCCTCTGGTCTTCTACCTTTGAAAGTTTCCTCTGCTATATATTGTGTAACTTCTTTAGCTACATCCTGCGGTAAAGTCTTAATTAAAGTAGCATTTTGTTGTACTTGATTACTTACAGCACTGCCTATATTGCCTTGTAATTCTTTCTTCAATGCTTTATATATCTCACTGCCTTTTCCGTTCTCTGCTGCTGCTTCTCTCCATGTATGTCCTGCATCTGTAAATACATGAGTTACCATCTTCATAGCTTCGGCTTCTGCAAATCTTCCAAATTCAGGACTGTTAGAGAACTTTTTTATTTCTCTTAATATCTCTCTAGGACTTTTTAAACCATTTAAATTTCCTTGGAGTATCTTCATCGCCCGTTTTAATGTTCTCTGGTATTGCTTTTCGATTTTCCTCTTCGGCTTCCACAGGTCCTTGGCTGTTTTCGCTACCATAATTCTTTAAGTCCTCCAATTCTCCCTCACTTGTAAAATCATCCGCATTTTCAATATCATCATCTGAAATATTGCTGAACATTCCTGTACTATCACTCATTTGTCTTAATTCTTTAAGTGCTATTTTCTGGTTTATTAATCCTGATTGATATAAGTTGTTTATTGAGGTTGATTTCTTATCTACTAGGTCTGCTACTTCACTTTCGTTAGGCGTTCTAATAGGATTATATCTATAGTCTAAATCATCTGGTATAGCTCCAAATTCACTCATGCATAGTATAGGCAATAGTTTATCAAACACTGGTGTTAAATGAGTTTCCTGTTTTTCTTCTACAGTGTCATAATAATTTTGCATATCTCCTTCACCAGTTGCATCCATACCCGCAGGACTTCTTCCAAATAATCTTGTCACTGGTATTTCACAGGCTCCAGCTACATCTAGCATGAAGGATTGATATATATCATTTAATCCACTAAAGGAATACTGGAATGTCTGAAAATCATCTTCTTTATTTAATAAGAGCATACCCATATTACTTAATAACTGATTTTGAGATTGTATTGTATTGTAAACTCTTTTAGCTGCCTTATCATTTCCTACACTTAGCATTTCTCTAAGGTCTCCTACTTTAAGTACCTTTAAGTTAGCTAGAAACACTAATGTAGCTATGTTATAACTTGTATTATCTCTTTTCTTTAATTCTTCAAATACTAATTCAACCTCGGATTCACCCCAGTGCATTTCTGCGAGTTCTTCCCAGTATGGAAGTTTACGTCCTATAAATCTAACTATTCTCGTATGATCTACTCTTAATACCTGTCCATCTTCTGTTGTAATTTCATAATTTAGTGGTAATCCGAATTCGGGGTCGTTTATATCTGTTATTAGTTCTTGGCCTGGAGTTATTCCACTCCATCTATCGGTTATGAATAAGCCTTTAAAACTATCCGGCATTATATCATCATAATTTAAAGGTTCGTCTAATATATCCTCATGGCCATCTATTATTATTAATCCTCCTGCACCACCGTAAAGCCTGCCCCACTTTAAACCTTGTAATATTTTAGATTTAAGTTTCGTGATTCTCTCTAGCCTTTGTATTTGTCTTAGTTGGTCTGGTTCTAGTTCTGTAATTATATTAATCCAGTTCTTGCACATATCCTCTGGAATAGCATCTATTATCTTTCTTACTATCCAGTTAGACCTATATAAGCTATTCATTAAAGCATAATCTTTTGTCAGCCTTGTAATTGGGTATTCTGTAGCTTCTAATAAGTTTGAAGTATTATACCCTATTCTAGCCATAGCATTACTAAAAGCATCTTTTGTTAACCCTGCAGGAGGTTTTATATGTCTCTTATCTTGTTTATTTGTTTTATTTAATTTATCTTGAATTTTCTTTTTCTGTCTTTTTTTCAAATTAATGTCCTCCTTTCGGGCAAAATAAAAAAGAGCCTTTTAGCTCTACTTTATAAATTCATATTTAGTTACTATCTTATATAGCTTTACATCATTGAAACTTTTCTTCAATTTGTCATAAAATATGTTTGCTTCTTCAAGCTGTTTCTTATTGAAGCCTTTCCAGTAAAATATGCTTCTATATTTATCTTGCCAATTTACTTCATATTCATAATGAGAATGTATGTTATTTTGAGATGGAACATTTGCTTTTACTTGTAAATAATCATCTATATTACCTATACATCCAAATCTGATATAGCGATGTGTCGTAAATCCTATATGTAACAATTCATTGTAGTAATCCAAATTGTTTAAAATTATGTCTTCGTTAGGATTATGATACCTTGATGTTAAAATAGATAAATCTGCATCTATTAATTTAATTAAATTCTCATATTGATGTGAAAAATCCATAATGTTTTCATTAGTTAACTTGCTTTTATCAAAGTCATTTCTGAAAAAGTCTAATACCTGATTAAAATATTTGTATGCTTCTCTTACCTTTCCTTGTTTAATCAAGATATTAATCTCACTCATTTCTCCTGCAACGTCACGGTAAAAGCTTTTTTCTTCATTTCCTTTATACATAATTGTTCTCCTTTGGTGGTAAGACACAACCTATAAAATAAAAAGAGCCTTTTACAGCTCTATTCTGCATAACTATCATATATTTTTATTTCTATTAAATCTTTATTTAAATCGTCTCTTTTAATGATAATCAAATCATCATATCTATTTTGAAATTCAAGTAATTGTTCAAGAGTGTTTATTTCTATGAACCATCCTTCTTTTTCTTCCATTTTATAATTTGTGGTAGAATTTATAACTACATATTTTTCTTTTATTGCTTCTTCACAAGGTGCTGCATCTTCGTCATATGATATACTAGCCCTGCTAATTAAAAATTTCATATATCCTCCAAATTATTTAATATTATAGCTCTATTTTTAAACTTTCTAAAGAATCTTTTATATATTTCTCTATATCTTTTTTCATAGCAATTTGTACTTCACATACTGTTGCAGCTTCATCCAAATAACTAGATATTATCTTTGCTATAGACTTAGCTGGCAATATACAATTTATATTAGCCTTGGATACAAACTGTCTTGTCTTAAAATCATAATATTTCTTATCTTTTATTAATGCATACATTTTGATTGTAGTGTAATCCTCTAATCCAAACCCCATATTCCCTCCAAATTATTTAACTCACGATGTAATGCTGTATCTTGTACTTTTAAAATCTCTGGTGATACTCCCAAAGCTTCAAAAATTTCTTCATCTATAGCTTTAACTGCTTTACCGTAATGAGGACTTGCTATTTGCATTTTTTCTATGTCTGTAGCTGGTCTATGATGTTTCTTTCTAAATTTAATAAGTTCTTGTTCTACTTCATTATGTATTTTATCAGTATCCATTGTTTTCCCACTTTCCTTCTATTTATCGGGTTATGTTTGCGCTCATATCAAAATATGGCCTATATATTTCATCTAAACATATTAATGGTATATTGTACTTGCCGTCAGATAAAGCTTGCTCTGGTTGATATAATATACTGTATAAGTCGCTAAAGATAACGTAATATGGTCCTTCACACACTTGGCATTTCCCTAAAAAGATATTCTCATTTCCTACAGGTACAGTAAATTTTTTTGTGCATCTAATAACTGGTGTATCTTTTATATTCTTATCTACAAATTCTTTTTCTTTCGGGTTTAAATAATCTAAAGAGTCTACATAATGAAACATTACTTTTCTCCTTCTATCTTAGCCTTAATAATCTTGTTTCTGTATTCATCTCTTATGTATAAAGGTATTCTATCATCATGTATTATTCTTTTTATTACATCATATAATTGGTCGTTATAATTAGTCATATCTATTACTATACTTGGTTCTTCCATATGTATTAACTCCTATTTTGTAATAAGTTCTTAATTAATTCATCTTCGTTTCTTTCCTGATACTTTTTATCACATATAATTTCTGGATCGTCTTCTGGTAGAGGGTTAAAATTAATATCGATTTTATTTATATCTTCTAACTTGCCTTGCTTCAATCTTGATATTAATTCTTTTCTTCTGTTCCTCAGTAATACATTATAAAGCTATACATTTAAAGCCGAATCTGAAATAAAAGTTCCATCAAATTCAACGCCATCGCCTGTTTGGTAAATATAATGTGGGTTTCTACAATAACTCATTATTTCTCCTTTCAAAAACTATACTATTTTAGTTAACTTCGCTAAATTTTTGCTTAACGAAGTTGGCGTATTTATCTTATATCCATTGATATATCTAACTTGTACTAGATTTTTCTGTATAAATAAATGAAATTGTAATATATCCTATTCTCATTTAGCTACTTTATACAGTATATTTATGCGTTTATTTATGTATATTAGTGTATATATTCAGCATTATTGTTTTTGAACAATTGTTCTATGACATGCTAAATCTTTTGTTGTTTTAAATATTGAATCTATAAAATCAACTGTAATTTCATTTTTAGCCAAAACCTCTAATAATTCTTCACTAACTTTTTTGCTATCAATTATTTTCTTCATATCTTCACCTTCTAACATTGTTTCTTAGGTTCATTAGGTTTACTTCCTAATGGTGGGTCGCTATTTATATTTCTAGTAGTAAAGTCTTTAAATATTTCTTTTTCTATTTGGCTTTCAAAATTCTTCAGCCGAACATGATCATAATATTTAAAGAAGCAATCGCAACATTTAGGTTGTATTGGTGGTTTAGGTATTCTATTAGTCTTTGCAGGTGGAACGTCTTTACTACTTCTTGCATTATTGAAACTTTCTTTTATTCTTTTAAATATACTTTTCATAATATTACCTCTATTTTGAATATTCTTATTTTAATTTATTCACTCGTTTTTATTGTTTTGCCCTTTTAAAAAGTATATCCTCGGTTATTTTGATATAACTTTTATGTTTTGCATAGTAAATTATCTGACAATTGAAATGCTTATTTAATAAATTATTCTTATAATGTCAATCTCCACGGCTTAATAATGGTTTTCACGTAGTACCTTATAGCGTCACAATTATGAATAATTAACCCGCCATTAACACTGTAGTTATGGTGGTCTTTGACTTGCATATTATATACGTCTGCTTTACCTATATACTTTATTTTTTTGATTTTCGCATAGTTAGGCATCTTAACTTCCTCCCACATGTTATTGAACATGTTTTAACTTTTGAATATTTGTTTGTTTCGAATTCTTTACCGCAAATTACACATATTCTATTTTCATTGTCTAACCCTTGTTTTCTTCTCCATGCTGATTTACAATTATTTGAACAAAATCCTTCTCTTACAGAAAGAAATGTTTTACCACAATTTCTACATTTAAATTCTCTTTTTTGTTGCAATTTATCTTTGAATTTTTCATAATGCTTTTTATGCCACTTTCTGCCCTCTTTTGATCTATGCCATTCTTTTGCTTTAGGCTGTGCCAGTTCTAACAAATATCTAGTAGATTCTTCTATTCTTTTTTTATCATGAAGAAATTCGTCTGCATGTATTCTTCTATGTTTTGGTCCAGTGACTAATTCATTATTCCCTTTGTTTTCATCTTTATGATGTATTTCATATCCTTTTGGAATTTCTCCATTGTAGTATTCCCATACATAAACGTGAAGTCTTTGCCTTTTGCCGTCTTTTACTTTTCTAGTGCTTAAATAATAGCCTGTCTTTTCGTCTCTAGTAAAAGTAATTCCATTAAAATAAGCATGTTTCTTATTTTTATCATATTTAGCCATTATCATGCCCTCTTTATTTTTATCTCCATATTTTGGCGTATCACTTACGGT